TGGAGCCGAGCACCGCGTGGGCGATCTCGTGGAGGACGGTTTCGAGACGCTGCGAGCCGGTCAGTCGAGAATCGACCAGCATCTTCGGCGGCTTTTCGTCATAGCACGTCCAGCCGTCAGCCTTGCCTGTGAGACGCGAGAAGCGCAGGAGCCACTTCTCACCCGCGATCGTGATCGTGTGATCATCCGCCACGGCACCCGTCCTCCTGCGTACATGGTGGATAGGTTGTCAATTCGCAGCGGCACGCCGGGCATTGCGGATCGCACGACGCACAAGCAGGCGACCGGCGACATCGAGGAAGGGGAGGCCGCGAGCCTCGGCTTCCTCGCGGAGCCAGCCGACGATGGTGTCGATGTTCGACTCGCACCATTCCGAGCCTTGGCGGTCCATCTCCGCAGCGCGAGCGTTGCATGAGCAGTTCGGCGTGGCGGTGATGCCGACCGTGGCGAGAAGTTTTTTCAGTTCAGTGCCGGGGCCATGCGGCTCGGTCGTGCTCGTTCGCGTCGCGCCCGGCGAATACTTGGCGACCAGCGCGGCGAAGACATCGTCTTCAAACTCAACGAATCCGTCGCCCCTCACTCGCCCCTTTGACAGCACGTCTTGCGCGTAGCCTTCCGGGCGATCACTCGCGGTCGCTTCAATCCCTGCAACAGACAGCACAATCATGGAGGGCACGCGATGGTCAGGGTAGGAGTTTCCAGCGTGATGTCTGACGGGCACGCAGGCGTAGCGTTAGTGCCGCAAAGCAATGGACTCCTTGTGACGAACGGATTGTTAGGGTCAAAGCTGGGATGAAACCGGTCGGCTTCTTCTAGCCACGTTTGATTACACGGCAGGCACCTGTCGAACCTTGGAACTCCGTCATACGCTGAACCGATTCCCGCATTGCCCTCCCATACGACACTGGCAGACACGCTCGCTCCGTTCGCAGACACCAGATAGAACCACTTTTTTTGCGGCGTCTGAGGTGCCCCGCCCGCTTGCAGCGTGTTGTGTTTGGTCATCACAAAGAGCCGCAGGTGATACTTCACGGCAGGCCCGCTCGTGTCGTTGCGCAAGTCGCACCCAAGAGGAGACACGAGCCCGATGTTGCTTCCCGGCCCAGCGATGTCGCCGGGAATAGTTCCTGTTTCAGGCAGCGCAGCCGGGCAGTCAGAGGCCCTCCGAAAACTCGCGTACCTTCCGTAAAGTGCAGGCGACGGAAAGCATGATGCGCCGAGTCCATAGACGCCGGGCTGGTCAATCAAGTCGTGAGCCGTAACCAGCGTTGCTGCGCTGTTGCACGACTGAACTAGTGTCAGCCCTCCTATGGAGGCTGTGAACGTGCAGTCCTTTGTCGCGGGGTTGGTACACAGGCACAAGTCTGTGGCGCAACACGGACAGCTCATCTCACGCTCCGAAGCGGACGAACACTGACGTGAATGTCGATTGCGCGATCGTTACCGCCGCAGTCGTGTTCGTCCGCGTGACCGTGATCTGGCAGTTGCTCGTGTTGAGCACAGCAGCCACGACGACGTTCGACACCACGGTCTGCGTCGTGATGCCGCCAGAGAACACAGCCGTCGCCGTTTGGAACGGCACGTCGATCAAGTGCCATGCGGTGCCTTCTCTGGCGATCGCGCAGTCTGTTGCGTTCGTGCTGGCAGGGTACGGAAAGAACAGATTGACCACACTCGCCGTATTCGGCGTCGAGGTCTGGTACTTGAACTCGACCGTCTTGGTGGAGTTGATCGCCCACGCACCCGAGAACGTCGCGATGCGGAAGGTCTTGCGCTGAGACGGCGGGACCGTGTCGAACTGGAGCGGTGCCTCGGAGCGGTCGCCGATCTCGACCTTCCGCACCGCATTGGCAATGCGTAGGGCCGACTCGGCGTCGAAGAATGTCGGCCCGCCAGCCACGCTTAGTCCTCCAGCACTTGCAGCATGAGCCGACCGCTAGCCGCTGCTTTCGCACCGTAGTTGCCGGGAGCGAGGCGGAAGATCGCGGCGTCGCCGGGACGCAAACGCACCGTCTCGTGGAGCGTCGTGCCGTCGAGTCGGCCGAACGACACGGTGGCGGTCTGATTCGTGCTCGTCACGAGCGATCGGGCGAAGCACAACCCGAGCGTCGATGCGGCACTCGTCACGAACTGGCTTGTCGCCGTCGTGAGATCGAGCGTCGCGGCGAGCACGCCTGTCGTGCTCATGTCGCTCGTCACGCCGGTTGCGGCGAAGACTTGAGACAACGCACCCTTCGCGACGTTTGCTTGGATGTTCAGTGTGATGTCAGCCATTGCACGATCCTCACGGAGGCGGTGAGCCGAAATATTGATTGAAGTTGACCTCGCGATGCACGCGACGCGCGAGGATTGCCGGAGCGCCGAGCGTCAGACCGCCGTTGCCGTCGAGTCCGACCGGGCCGGGCGACGCCACCCACTCAGCGTTTTCAAAATCGAAAACCATGCCGCGTCGTTTCTGGTTGCCCGCGATGAAGTTGAAGCCAACATCGGGCAATTGCAGTTGCCACCCGCTCTGGCGGTAGAGCAATTCGACGGTGACCGCCCAGAGCCGATACGTGACGTTTTGGAATTCTTCGTACCGAAGCTCGCCCGTGATGCCCTGGCACTTCCAGGTGTACTGGGCACCGCCGAGAAACGGCGACGAGTTGATCGTGTTCGTCAGTTGCGTCGCGATGTTTGACGGAAATGTCGCGAGGTTCTGCCGGATGACTGCCTTCGTTTGGGCTTCGTCGGTCTGGAGCCCAGAGAAATAATCGTAGGCGCTGTTTGTCAGCGGCTGCATCGACGTGTTGTTGCCGGGCTGGTCGTAGTAGAAGAGCGCCGGGACCACGGCACCTTGTGTCGTGAACGTCCACAGCGGAGGACGCTGGAGCGGCGGCACCCACTGCTCCAGCCCGCCTTCGGCGAGGCCGTAGCGGGCGGTGATGAGCCCGTGATACTGCGAGCCCTCGTAGTTCTCTTCGTAGTCGATTTCGAGGACGTAGTTCGCGTTGTACTCGGGGTGGAATCGCCCGAGCTCGATGCCGAGCTCGGCAACCAAATCGTCGCCCGTCGGGTGCGTGCCGTCGTGCGTGATGACGATCCGCCGCGTGAGGTCGCGAGCTTCGCCGAGCTTGAACTTGTTTTCGCGAGGAAGCTCGCGGTGTGACACGATAGCCATCAGCCGAGTGCTCCCGGTATGCGTACGGTAGGCAGGCCGGTAAGACCCTCGACCAGTTGCGTGACCCCTCGTCGCAAGTCTTGCAGCGCCCTGGTCTGAAGTCGGGCCTCAATGAGCGCGGGGTCTTGGCGATTGGCCGCGAGGTTCAAGAACAGCGCCGCACCCTCGGCGGTGCGGATGTCGTTCCCCTCGATCACTCCAGAGCCCAGCGTGTTGAGCTCGCGGATGCGGGCGACCTGCCGCTGGTTCTCGGCTTCGATCGCCTTCGCTCGCTCCTCGGCGAACTTCTTTTGCTCTTCCTCCGACTTCTTCTGCTGCTCGTTCAGAGCTTGCAGGTACTGCTCGCGCTGCTGGGCGATCTGCTGCTCTAATTGCTGTCTGCCGCTCGCAACGTCACGCTCTTTCGCTGCGACTTGGTCAAGCAGCCCGAGGCGCTGGATGCCCGCGTTCACAGCGCCTTGGTCGCCAGCGGCCCGAGCCGCCTGCACCTCTTGTTGCACGCGGATGATCTCGCGCTCAAACTCGGCGACGCGCTGTGCCGCCGCGAGCCGTTGCTGGTCGCCGCCGAACCGGGCGAGGTTCACCGCTTGATCGACTGCGTCGTTGACGCGCTTACGCTCGTCGGCCACCGCCTTGACGTTGGCGAGTTCTTTCTCGAAGAACTGCTGCTGTCGTGCGACCTCGGCTTCGTACGCCTCTCGGTTGAGGATGCCGTCCTTCACCTGTTCCTGAGCGTTGGCAATCCCCTCTTGGAGTCGTGCGGCAGCGTCGAAGCCAGCCTGTCCGAACTGCTGTGCCTGCTCCGCGAGCCGGTTGAAGTTCTGGCCCGTCGCGTCGAACGCCTTCTCGAAGCCGCCCTCGAACCCTTGGGCTGCGGCTTGCAGTTGCTCGTCGAGTTGCCCTTGCAGACGCCTCAATTCATCGAGCCTCGCTTGAGCGGCACCGCTGTCACCGGCACCTGTCTCGGCGATCTCCTGCTGCACGCGGGCGATCTCACGCTCCACGGCAGACAGGTCGTCGATGATCTTCTGCGAGGCGTCCGATGTCTCTAGCAGGGATTCAACTCGCTTGCGGTCGTTGTCGATCTGCTCTTGCTGCGCCCTGGTCGCCTGCTCGATCGCCTGCACTTGTAGCTCGTATTGCTCGCGCGCGCGAGCCGCTTCGTCTGCCAGCGCCGTTTCGTTCAGTATGCCTTGCTCAAACTGCTGCTGAAGACCTTCGATTGCGTTCTGGTACTCCAGGGCAGCGTCGAATCCGGCCTTGCCGAGACGAGCAGAGTCGGCGGCGGCTTCGTTGATCTGCTGCCTGAGACCTTCGATCGTCTTTGCCACGTTCTCTTCGATCTGCACTTCCAACTTCGACTCTTCGCTGATCCGGTCGAGCTCGGTCTTGAATGCGACGCGAGCCTTCTCGGCTTCGACACGGAACGTCTCTTCGTTGAAGAGACCGCCAGCCAAGTCCTCCTTCAGCCCAGCAATCGCCTCTTGATACCGCAGCGCCGCATCGAAGCCCGCCTGCCCGAACTGGGCCGACTCATTGATAGCACTGCTGACGCTCTGCGTTATGCCGTCAATGACTTTCCCGAGCTCGGCGTTCTCGGCGATGAGTTCAGCGAGAGCGTCGCCCGTGTTGAACTCAACAGTCGCCTCAACAGGTTCTTCGATCGTCGCGGTGATTCCGAGGTAGTCCTCGGCGAACTTCAGCACGCGCTCGATGAGCCCGCCGATCGTCGATGCCACTCCGCGAACGATTTCCCATGCGGACCCAAACACGTCGCCAATGGTTCGGGCTACCGCCGCAACGGCATCCCCGATGCCTGTAAACTCAAGAAACGCCGCAATGTTCTCTCCAATGATCGCCACGAACACTTCTGTGAATGTCTGGATGTAAGCCTGCACCTGCTCAAACGCTGCCTGCACGATGCGGCCTGCGCGTTCAGCTGCGTTAGACAGAAATTGAAATGCAGGCGACAACTGATCGGATACGACAGACGATACGGTTGCGAATATTGACTGCACAGCGTTAGCTGGAGAAAGGATTTGCGACAGTGCGTCTCCAACTGCTGTAAACACAAACTCCAATCCAGACATCAACGCCCGCAGCGGAGCTAGTCCTGTTTCCACAAGCGTGATGATGCCATCTAGCAAGAACGAAAACCCATCTGACAGGACTCCCAGGTTTGCGGCCACTGCTTGCAGAGGCACGCCAACGATTGATCCTGCGAGGCTGAGGAACTCACCAACAACATTTCCGATGATCCCAATCAAATCAGCAAAAAACGTGATGGCGCTGCCAACAGCAGTGACCACAGGCTCAAGAGCCTTTGCAAAAGGAGTCAGCACGCTGCCGATTCCAGACGAAATCGACGAGATTCCGTTGACCAGCGATGCGTAGCCCTCTTGCAATTTGGCGAACGCGCCGATGAACGGGATCACGAACGCGTCGGATACAGTCTGCGCGGCTGCTGATAGCCCAGCCTGTGCGGTTTGGACCTGAGTAATGGCGGCAGCTAGGGCGACGACGTTGTTTGCCGTGCGATCTCCGAATTGAGCATTCAAGAGCTCCGCTGTCGTAACGCCTTCGCGAAGCTGCTCAGCCAGATCAAACGCTCGATCCTTTGCGGCAACAAACGCTCGCACGCCCGTGTAGACGGCCGCTGCTAACTGGCCGAAGCCAGGTATTGAAAACCCGAGCAGGCGAGTAAACGTGGCTGTGATTGCTGCCCCTGCGGCATTCGTAGCCGCAAGCGGCACGCCCACTCTCGCAAGTGCGTTCGGAAGTTGAGTGCCGAGCGTTGCAATCGCTGGTGCAATCGCCTTATCGAGCCCTAGCAGCGCGCCCACCTTGAATCCAGCAAACACAAGGCTCGCCTTAGTCGCTGCGTCCGCAACTCCCGATATGTCCACTCCCAGCTGTGCGGCGGCAACCTCGGCAACCTTGATGACGGTCAGGAACTTACCGAGGTTCAAGACAAGTCCCAAGATGCCCTGCGGCACGTTATAGCTCGACGTGACCGCTTGAAAGACTTTGAACGCTGCGGTCGCCTTGGCAATATCGAATCCGAACTGGATGACGGAGGAGCCAGCCTCTGAAATTGCCTTGATTGCGTTGCCGATCCCAGACGCAGCACCGGAGACAGAGGTGAAGACATCTCCGACGCTGCCAAATATTTGCGCGACCTTGCCTGCACGCTCTTGAACTGTCGTCAGCGTCGTGTCGAGGCTGCTGTATTGCTTCTGCAACGCTTCAACGGCGGCAGCATAGGTTTCCGCAGAAATCCGACCAGCGGACACCTGCTCGTCAAGTTCTGCGAGTTTTCGACGAAACTCTTCTGCTGGCGTGATGACAGACTGTGTGATTTCGGCGGCGCGTGCAAACGCTTCCGCCTCTGCATTCACGGCTACGCCTAGTTGCTGAAACTGATCTACAAACTCCGACGCCGATAGTTGATTTTTCTGAAGTTGAGTCGAGAGTTGCGCAAATGACTCAGAAGCTCTTTGCTGCGCTTCCGCAGCGGCCGCGCTCGTGTCAGCGAATTTGTCAAACGAGGACGTAGCCTTCTCGGCCTCTGACGACAACGCCTGCAACGCCTTCTCCACGGGCGTGAGCTTCAGTTGCGTCGAGTCCGCACTGATCTTCAGCGCGAGTCCGAGGATGTTTGCCATCAGTCGATGATCCCCATCTCACGCCGTAGCCGAAGGATCGCCTCGCGGTCCTGCGACTCGTGCTGCGGTGGTCTTGCCTTCGGGATGAAATCCTCTGCGGTCGGCGGTCGGCCCTTCTTCGGGTCGGTGTACGGTGCCATCGCGATCGATGCGAGCAGTCCGGTCTGGAGCCACG